TCAATACGAAGAGATCTAGCGATGAAAAATAGTCTTCTGGTGCATAAGCATCTTATTATTCGCGCCGAAGCTAGTAAGCCACCAACAGACGAAGAACAATTACAAAACTGGATGAAAGAGTTTATAGAATCTATAAACATGAAAGTGTTTATGGGTCCTTATGTTAAGTATTGTAATATGCCTGGTAACAGAGGTATTACAGCTGTTGCAATTATAGAAACATCACACATCGCTATGCACATTTGGGATGAACCTAAACCTGCATTATTACAAATGGATGTTTACTCTTGTGGAGAGTTTGATCACACAGATATCTGTAAAAAATTAATGAATGATTTTAATATTCACAAGATAGAATATAAATATTTAAATAGAGAAACTGGACTTGTTGATATAGATTAACGAGGCTCTTTGTCACTACAGATATAACCTATAACTCTTTTTCCATCATACAAATGATAAGATCTTCTATTAAAAAAAGTAGTTTTTCTTTCTTCCATTCTTACATTTTGTTGATACCAAGTATAACAAGATGAATCAAAAATCTCTATGTCTTTGAGGTCTGTCTTACCGTCAGGTAAAAGTATGATCAAGCTGATAATTAAAGATTTCATTCTCTATCGTCATGCCATCGTTCGTTTATTTTTTCTGCAATCCAAAAAGCAACAGGAATACAAACAATAAAAGTATATTCAGCTGCTCTTAATGTAGTTACATCCCACAACTTCATTATAATATGATGAAGCATAATAGGTGCAAAACCACCTACGCATAATAATATTGTCATTCTAATGTAAAATGGGTATTTCATATCCAGTCCTGGACTGTATCACCCATTATTGTAGATGCAATATTAATTTTTTTTCTTAAAGCTTTTATGATCTTTTCATCAACAGTCTTTTCTGCTATCAGATCCACATATGTTACTGGCTTATGCTGACCTATTCTATGTGCTCTATCTTCTGATTGTAATCTTTTTTCTAGATCATAACTATTAGAATAATAAATAACATTACTAGCTGCTGTAAGTGTAATACCATACCCACCGGTTTGTGTATTACCAATAAAGTATTTTACATTTGAGTTAGGATCTTGAAACTCTTTGATAGCTGTCTGTCTATCTTCTGATGATACCTCACCATAGTATTGAACCACACAACCTTCACCATATTCATCTTCTAATGCTGCGGTAATCTCTTTGATATCGTGCACATAATTAGCCCAAATAATAACTTTACCCTCCATCTCATCCATAACATCAATTAGTTCTTCTATACGATTGTGTTTAAAATTAGTTATTTTACCATCGTCAGATTTTAGGTGACCACAAGTAATCTGATGTAATCTCATCAGCTGTGTCAATACATGAGGCGCTGTAGACATCTTACCTTTTAGTAGAGCGAGGGCCGCGGATTTCATGGTAGCATAAGCTTCTTTTTGATCCTTGGTTAACTCAACAACTCTATTCATATATATTTTTTTAGGTAAATCTAAACAATCTACTTTCTGTACACGGTATGAAAATGCTTTCAATATATCCTCCAATTCATCTAATCTTTGATAACTAGCAACAATCTGTACTCTTCTACCACCAAAATTTCTATCAACCATACGAGCATATCTATTTCTAAAAGAGTAATAAGAACTATGATCTAATAGATTTTCATTAAGAAATGCACACTGACTATATAAATCTAAAGGACTTTTTGTTACAGGAGAACCTGTAAGTATTCTTCTGTATTTAGCGTGCCTACCTAACATCAATATTGATTTAGTTCTTTTAGCTGTAGGGTTTTTAATAGTTGTAGACTCATCGATAGCCATAAGTGTTTTATGACTTCTTAAAAATTTATACGCAAACTCAACACCTTTTTTTGTACTAAATGCTTCAACATTCATTATAAGGATGTGAAGGTCTAGGTCAGGTTTAAATAATTGTTGATACTCTTTATCCTTTGCTTTGGATGTTGTCGCTGTCCATAGTACCATTTTAGGTTTAATATGCCTAACTAAATGTGTAGGTATTTCTTGCGATAACCAATTAGTATATACACCTTTAGGTGCGACAATTAGCGCACCATCTATTTTACCTTTGTCATAAAGCATTGACATATTATCAACCAACACTTTTGATTTACCTGTACCCATCTCCATAAAATAGCCATATTCTTTTTTGTTCCAAGATTTAGATAATGCAACTAGCTGATGAGCATAAGGCTTTGTTCTAAATTTATAATCCATAATTTTTTTTATTCTTTCTACTTGACCTCTTATATAATAATCTGTATATCTTTGTCAAGAAGTAAGAAATGAAAAATAAAATATTTGAATTATATAAACCTAGTTCTTTGGAAAGTTTTTTAGAATTAAATAAAAGCAATCCGAATGAAAAATTTGTTTATGTCATTCAACAACCACCACCTAATATAAATATATTAAGTGCGTCTGATTTTGGTTATCTTGTAATATGTTTGCCTAATAGAGAGCAGGCTATTTTTTCTACTTCACCTTATGTGCAGAAAATGAAAAAAAATTTACAAGATTTTAGAAAAGGTGATTATTTACTTGCTGTAGGAGATCCTGTAATAATAGGATTATCTACTGCAATTGTTAATGATGTTGCCAACGGACAGTTCAATATGTTGAAGTGGGATAAACGTGAACACAGATACTATCCATTAGAATTTGATATGTATCAGAAAGGAGAAAATGAGTATTAAGCAAAAAGTAAAAACAAAAACTTTTACAAGTGATGGTACGTTTGACATAAGAAACGAGATGTTAAAAGATACATCTGATATGTTAGACAATGTTGAAATAACAGATGTTGCACAGCAATGTGTGTTATTGAAAGAAAAAGAAGATGAAATAGCAGAACTAGAAGATAAGCTGAAAGCAAAGAAAGCTGAAGCTGATGATATTGGTTCTAGAATTATTCCAGAACTTCTACAAGAACAGGGATTATCAGAAATTAAACTAGCAGATGGTAGTAAAGTTTCTGTTAAGAAAAGATTTAGGGCTACTCTTCCTAAAGATGATTTAAGAAGAGAGAGTGCCTATCAATGGCTTCGAGACCAGGGGTTAGGAGATATTATTAAAAATAATGTTTCTGTAAGTTTTGGTAAAGGAGAAGATAACAAGGCGAACCAATTGGTGGACCTTGCGGTTGCTAATGGTTTTACTCCGCAGCAGAAATCTGATGTGGCGTGGAATACATTGACAGCCCTATATGAGGAGCGTGTCAAGGCCGGCCTTGACATGCCTTCTGATGTCTTTAGTCTTTGGATTAAGGACGAGACAAAAATAAGCCGGAAAAAATAAATGGAGGTTGTATTATGGCTAATGGAAAAATAGCTACTAAACAAACTGGATCAGTAGCCTTGTTTGGCAATGATCTACAAAAAGGTTTTGAGAACATGACGCAAGACGATATGGCGTTACCGTTCATCAGAATCTTGGGACAACTATCTCCGCAGGTGACTGACGGTGATAGTAAGTTTATAGATGGTGCCAAACCTGGCATGATTTATAATACTGTTACCAACGACTTGTTCGATGGTAAGAAAGGTATCAAGGTTATTCCTTGCTACTACAAAAAAGACTATCCGGAATGGTCTGATAGAGGAGATGGTCCAGGTGCGCCTGTAGCAACTCACTCACCAGGAAGTCCGGTAATCCAAACTGGTAAAAGAGAAGGCTCTAAAATTAGATTACCAAACGGTAACTATTTAGAAGAGACTGCTTATTACTATGTAATGGTGGAAAATAAACAAGGTGGATATAGTCCTGCTTTAATTACCATGAAATCAACACAGTTGAGTGTCAGTAAGAAATGGAATTCAATGATGAAATCTGTTCAAATTGACGATGGTAAAGGCGGATTTGCTGTGCCACCTATGCATGGGGTTGTTTACAATCTTCAATCAAATCTACAAAAGAACGACAAAGGTTCTTGGTATGGTTGGGTTGTAACGATGGACAGAATCATGGGACAACAGGATAAGACTTTGTACATAAGTGCAAAAGACTTTTCAGGCAATGTCTCAAAAGGTAACGTGCAAACAAAAGCAGATGTAGAAGAGAAGTCAACTGGAGCGGCAACACCGTTTTAGTTGTGGTAAGGGGAATCGAGAGGTTCCCCTTTACAAATTAAGTAGAAATGATAATGAAGACAGAAAAATTTAAAAATATATTTGAAGGATTAAAAATAGCATATGGACAATATCAAAAAG